TTTTCCATCCACTCCGTCTCGGCGGTGATCGCGTCGACGGCCAGCCGTTGGTCCTGTTCGACGTCGCCCGGTAGCGACGCCTCTCTGAGTGCCCGGCGAAAATCCTCCAGTGTGCAATAACCGACGGCGGGCGCCATGAGTGGTTAGTCCTCCAGTTCGGCAAGTCGGCTTTCGAGAGTTTCGATCGCCGTCGTCCTGGCCGGGCCGTCCCGTTCGTCCTCAAGGACGTAGCGGATGGCGTCCGGACTTTCGACGTCTGCGATCGCAGCCTCGATCTCGTCGACTGTCGCATCTGCTGCGAGGATCGGGACGGCACGCTTCGCCGCTGGGCCGTCCTCGTCGTCAGCCTCCACGACCTCGAACTCGCCGTGCTCCAGGAGGTGGGACGCCGTCTCGTCGTCGACGGTGACCGTCTCGCCCTGGGCGACGTCGACGTCGCTGTTGGTGAGGCGGTAGCGACCGGCGTTCCCGACGTATGTGAGCGTCGGCATCAGGACCGCCCCTTGACGCGCAGCCGGACGACCTCCCCGTCGACGGCGGCCGCGCCGGCGGACTGTTCGCTGTGACTGCCGTCGTAGACGACCAGCGCGCCGCTGTCGTCGTCCCACTCGACGGGCAGCCCGCCGTCGGTCAGTCCCGACTCGATGGTGACGTTCTCGATGCGCCCGAGGTTGAGGTCGCCGGCGGCGATCGCCTCGCCGCCGTTCGTGTAGCTGCCGTCGAAGGTCACGTCGGCGGTGACCTCGCGCTGGGTGCCGACCCAGCGGTGATCGTCGATGGAGACGGTGGTTCCCATGTCAGATCACCTTACGAGGTCGCGACGTTCTTCGCCAGTGCGACCGCGTCGGACTCCTCGACCTTGTAGTCGGTCCGGGCCAGAAGGTTGTAGATGCCGTACAGGTCCCGCTTGACGACCGCCTCGCCCTCCTGCGTGACTCGCATGTTGACGTCGCGGTGGACGCCCCAGACGAGGTTCATCGGCGTGGTGAGCATGATGCGGTCGTCCGGGAACCCGACCGGCGTGACGATCGGCCGGCCGTACGGCGTCGGCTCCTCGCCGGTCATCAGCATCGCGTCGCCCGCGGCCGTCGACCGGTCGGTGAGGTAGTCCTTGTAGTTCTGCTTCTGGTTGAGGCTCGTGATGTACACGAGGTCCTCGGGATTGCGGCGGTACTTCGCATCCAGCGAGGTCATCAACTCGCTGAAGATGGTCTTGTCGACCGTCGTGTTGCCGTGGTCGACGTTGGCCGCTGGGCCCTGGTCCTCGGCGTCCTTGATCCAGCCGTCGTTGATGCCGAGGAAGTCGTCAGCGCTGCCGGTGTCGCCGTTGAACGCGAGGTCCTCACTGTCGACGCCGAACTGGCGGGCGAACTTCTCGACGAGGATGTCCGCCGTGCCCTCGCCCTCGATGGTGTCCTCGACGGTCTCCATCGAGACCTCCCAGGGCAGCTCCATCTTGACGGCGTCCATGTCGATGGACTCCGTGTTGGGGTTGTTGAGCGAGCCCGCCTGGGCCTCGGTGGCCTCCCGGAGGAGGCGCTCGCCGACGCCGATGCGGTCGATCTGCTGCTTCGGACCCTGGAGGCGCTCGAAGCGGACCTGGTCCATGATCTGCGCGGAGTCCTGCGCGATCTGGAAGAACTCGTCGAACTGCTGACGGTTCAGGAGGCCGCCGCCCGAGAAGTCCGACGTGGTGACCTTCTCCAGATTGCGCTGACTGGAGATTCGCCGACTCGACATCAGGCATCACCTCCGCTCGGGAGGCCCAGGGTGTCGTCCCACGCACTGGCGTACTTGCGGTTGCCGCGCTCCTGGGCACCGCCGTCGATCTGCTGGCTGGTGCCGCTGGCCTTCGCGACGTCGTCGATGCGCTGGGCGTTCTTCTCGGTCTCGGCCTTCAGCGCCTTGGCCCACTCGGGGGCGTCGTCGAAGGCATCCTTCTCGCCGCCTTCGCCCTCGTCGCCCTCGCCGCCGGCGTCCTTCTCGCCGCCGCCTTCGAGCGCTGCCGCGATCCGCTCGCTGTTTTCCTTCGTCTGTTCCATGAGGTTCTTGGCCCACTGCGGGGGCTCGTCGTCGTTCGTGTCAGTCATGTCGTCGTCATCGGCGGCCTCTGTGCCGCCATCGTCCGGCGTGTCGCCGCCGGGAGCGTCTTTGGATGTCGATGCACCGCTGCCGTCCGGGGCCTCGGACGTCGTCGTCGCAGTGCCGTCATCGGTCCCGAACCCAGTCAGGGAGCTGAAGAACGCTGTCGCGGCACTGGCGAGTTTGGCCTTCGCACCTGGCTCGCTCGCACCCTCGACGTTGACCGCGCGGTCGAGCACGTCCCACAGGCGCTTGGCCTCCTCCTCGGAGTGGCCCCGCTCCAGGGCTTCTTCGAGGAACCCGTCGCGGTTGCCGATGTGGTCCGCGATGCGCTTCTCGGCGCTCGCGGCCTGGGCTTTCGACGTCGAGAGGATCTGGGCGTCGGGCACCGCCGGGATGTCGACCGCGCTGACCTCCTGCATGATGCCGTCGGTCAACTCCCAGTACTCCTCGACGTCGACCTCGTCGGGAACGGTGACGTCGTCGGGGAGGTCCTCCGGCTCGGTGCCGTTGTAGGACCACCGAACGCCGTCCGCCCCGATAGAGTGGCCCGTGAGGATGTCGTCCTCGACGAGGCTCCACAGCCCGTCGTCGTGGTAGGCCCAGGTCTGGACCCACGCGCCGGCGTCGACGGTCTCGCCGCCGATCGTCTCGCTCTCGGCGAGCACCTCGTTGCGTTCGAGGCTCATCCACTCGGAGGGCCAAACGGCGTGCATGACGCCGCCGTCGGCCTCGCCGACCTGCATGAACGCCTCGAACTGCGCGGCAAACGTCTCGATGGTCTCGGCCCGTTCCCAGTCGCCCTGGTGGTCCACGCGGTTGGGGACCATGACGACGCCCGTCGCGGTCTGGGTCTCGCCGTCCTTCGCGACGTAGTCGACGCGCTTCTGGTAGTGCTGTTCGTCGCGCTGCTTGGTCATGTGTCAGTCCTCCTCGCCGTCGGCGTCCGCGTCGGCGTCCTGTGTCGTCCGGGCCTGACCGGTCGAGAGGACGCCGCGCTTCTCGCCGCGCTCCTTGTCGCTGTTGTCGGTCATCGTAACAACCCGGTCAAGCCTCGCGCGGGGAGCCGGGGTACTCCCGCGGTCATCAGTGGTGTGTCGCCTACGCGCTCAGGAACCGCTCTACGGCATCGTTCTCCGACGGTGCCGACCGCCCGGTCTGTGGCCAGTCGGATGCGGAGATTTGTTCGTAGGGGTAGTCCATGCGGATGTTGTGGTAGTGGTAGCTACCGTGCGACGTCGCCTCCTTCAGCTCCTCCCAGGTCGTCGGCGGGACGAACCGGTAGATGTAGATCGAGTCCGGCCCCTCGTCGCGGCGGAACCGGATGTAGAGGTCGTGGCTGGAGTGGTCGTACAGCCCCGACCGCAGGTTCGAACTGTCGAACTGCATCGTGTCGATCTGGCCCTGTTTGAGTGAGACGTCCGCCCGCTTGCCCAGGCAGTTGTGCTTCGGCGGCGTCTCCGCGCTGCCCGTCGGGGCGGCCATCTGGCCCGGGGCCTGTTGGGGGTCGGTACTGGAGTCCTCGATGTCGGCCAGCAGTCGCTCGCCCAGTTCCTCGTCCTCCAGGGGTGCCAGGCCCAGTTCCTCACGGGCCTCGTTGACCTTCATCGAGCCCCGCGAGGCGGAGATGCGCGTCTGGGCGACGTTGGCGTCCGTGAGTCGCGAGTCGACGCCGCGGGTCTGGAACTCGACCGTGTAGTCGGTGACGCCCAGGGCCGCGTGGACCGTCTCGTACAGGAGTTGCGCGAACGCCTCCTGTTTCGGCTGGATGACGGTCTCGATGTAACCCTTCCGCTGGGCCTCGGCGTCCGTCGAGAACGCCCCGCTCTTGATCTGGCCGGCCTCGATCGGCGGGACGTCGTGGGTCTTGAGGATCTCGTGTTCGTTGCGGTCGCGGAAGTCCTGAAAGCTTGCGTCCTCGTTGATGCCGACCGTCAGCGGCTCGACGCGGATCTTCAGGTCGTCCGCGTCGTCGTCCATGCTGATCTGGCCGGTCTCCTCCAGCAGTTTCTCGGCTTCGAGAACGATCGTCCGGTGGTCCTCCTCCTTCATGCCGTGCAGGAGGTCGTGGATGTCCTTCCGAGCGCCCTCGGTCAGCTCGCCACCTTCGACGATGACGGCCATCCGCGGGACGGCGTTGTTCTCGAAGAAGTCGATGTTGAACTCGCGGGCCGCATCGTCGCCCTGGACCGTCGGGATCGCCGGGACGATATCCGGCGCACCGTAGTGCGTGTACAGCGGCGAGTGGTTGCGCTTGAAGATCAGTTCGTTGGCGGGCGTCGCGACCGACGTCGCGCTCTCGCCAGTCTCGCTGTCGACGAACGTCGGCGTTGCCTGGCTGCCGTCGTTGCTGTACTGGACGGTCGGGTCGTCGCCGCCCGTGATCGTCGCCTCACGACCTTCGTACCGGTCGCCGGCGTTGCCGAAGTACTGGAGTCGGTTCCGCCGCAGTTGGACGTAGCCGGGCTCGTCGCGGCGCCGCCGGATCGTCATCGCCGGGACGTGCGCGAGCCCGGTCGGCGTGCCGTCGGTCGCGGTGAGCATCTCGACCGACAGCCACCCGATCGCCTCGTAGTCTGTCCACGCCATCTCGAGGACGTCCGCCGGCGTGGCCCGCTCCGAGGACTCCGGGCCAACCTGCCAGGTCGAGTCGCCGCCGTGCCAGAAGTCCTCGGCGACCTGGCGCTGGGCGTCGTCGGGGTCGTCGACGTCGGGGTGTGGGACGACGTCCAGGCCGTAGCCCGCAGTGTTCCGAGACTTCGAAAAGCAACACTTCGCGTGAGTGGTGTTGATCTCCAGCAAGCGCGCCATCTGGGGCGGGTAGAAGGGCGGCTGGATCGCCCCACCGCGGATGCGCTCCTTGTACTTCTCGTCGAGCTGCTGGGTCTCCTCGGCCTTGGCGGCGACGTCCTTGGTGATCGAGCGGTACTTCGCCTCGCTGTACGCGCCAGTGTCGATGTTGCCTGTCATAGTCAGATCCCAGAGACTCCCGTGTCGTCCTCGTCGACATCGCGCTCTGGCCGCGGCGTGTGCGTGAACAGGGCGTACCGGAGCGCGTCGAGCGCGTGGTCGGTCGCCGCGGCCTTGCCGACGTGCTCCTCCTTGTAGCTGAGAAACTCCTGCACGAGATCGCCACAGCGGTCAGCCACGAGGAGGCCCGGTCGGCCCTCGTCGTCGGTCGCAAGCCGGTCGCGGACGTGGTCGATCCCGCCATCCAGGCTCTTGTCAGCCTTCACCGCAGGCCAGCCCGCCTGGCGGAACTGCTGGATGTGGGCCGGTTCGTGCTCGCTGTAGATCCGGCCCCGTGGGCGGTCAGCCAGCCAGGGTTCGGTGCCCTCCGGGAGGACGTCGTCGGGGTCGACCACTTCGGCCAGCCGCGACTCGGACTCGTAGAAATGGTCCCAGACGACGTACTGGTCGGCGTGGGTCTTGCGGATGTCCAGCAGGACTCGCGGGTCGTCCCACCCGGCGTCGTAGCCGTACATCGCCCAGTCGTCGACGAGGCGATCGGCCATGTCGGCGGCCGGGCGGACGTGGGTCTTGCGCGAGAAGGTGTCGTACACGAGGCCCTCCGCCGCCGCGAACCCCCCGTGAAGGCCCTGCTCCTCGCGGGCGGTGCCCTCGAACTGGTTGCGGATCTTCTCCAGGCCGTCCTCGGGGAGCAGTGCGTTGTACTCGGTCGAGGCGACGATCACCTGCATGGCGTCGGCCCACGGCAGCGGGTCGTCGTTCGTGTCAACCTGGCGCTCGGTGACGTCGTAGAACTGGTTGTAGCCGTTGCCCGTCGACGTCCACAGCGTCGTGTTCGGCCCCGCCGCCGTGCGCTGGCGGGTGACGAGCATCTCGTGTAGGCGGTAGAGGTCGGTGGTGTCGTAGTGGGCGACCTCGTCACACCAGATGCGGTGAAACTCCCCACCGGCGTACCGGTTCCACTTGTCCGCACTGCCGAGGCGGACCTTGTGTCCTGAGACGTACGTGACGCGGTTCTGGTTCTGGTTGTAGCCTGCGACGATCGGCGAGTTCTCGGGATCGCCGCCAGCATCGTCAGGGACCGTCTTCTCGCCGGGCAGCGTCTCCCAGAACACCTTGAACGTGGTCCCGCGGGCCTTCTGGAAGTCCTGGCCCATGATGAGGCTCTCGCCGTGGTCAAGTTGGAGCGCGCCGCGGTGGATCCACTGCGCGCCGGTGATGGACTTGCCACCGCCGTAGCCCGTGCGGAACACGACGAGGTCGTGCTCGCCACTCTCCAGAGCATCGCGGACCTCGGCCTGGTAGTCGGTCCACTGCCAGTCGATCTCGACGGTGCTGGGCGTCGTGCTCATGTGTCGGTGTCGCCCCCGTAGTCAGTCTCGACGACGGTTTCGGAGATCGACACCTCCAGCGGGCCGCCGCCCTCACCGGTGACCTCGCGCGTCTCGGTCGGGCCGTGGCCGGCGCGGTCGAGGATCGACGTGAGGCACTGGCGCATTTCGCGAAACAGTTTCACTTTGGTGTCGGGGTCCTCCGCAGTGTCGTACTCGTCCATCAGGTCGTCGAGGCGCTCCTCGAACCCCGCGGTGACCTCGTCGGCCATGCGGTCAAGGCGCTCCTGAGCTTTTTCTTCAACCTGTGGCGCGCTCCCACCGTGGAACCGGCAGACGGTGCCCCCTGGGATGGCGGGCTGTTTGCATCGCTCACCGGTCGAGTTCGCCGTGGCAGTGCACCGTTGAGAGTCTTCCATGGGGTTGTCAGTCGCCTTGGGGTCGTTGGTGGGTGCGTGTTCGCTCCGTGTTCAGCGTCGCGCCATGCGATTCTCGACCGCGTCGGCCGCCGCACGGGCGATTTCGTCGACGTTGTCCACCGCGACCGTGTTCGGATCCGTATTCAGGTCGCTGTCCTGTCCTTCGAGGGCCTCGGCAGCCCGTTCGAAGACGTCCGACCACGACTCGCCGTCGCCCTTGTGGGCAGCGAGGCGGTCGTGCGCGTCGTCGGTGACGGTGAGGGTGGTGCGGGACATGGTCAGGCGTCGTCGCAGATGTCCGTGGGGTGGAGCGCCTTGTCGTCCAGGTACGTGTCGGCCGAGCCCTTTTCGCAGCGGATCCCGTGGTATGGGAC